TTTTTGACTTTTAAAGCCAATGCCCACTATTCGTAACGAACTCAACCCGAGGGTCAGTTTCTTTGCGGAAAAGCATGGTAAGGGCACTTTTAAGTGCCCCCTGTCTCTTCGGCATTATCTTGGTGATTCAAGACACCTTCGAAAGAAGTGTCTCTTGCATCCAAGGGCAGGACTTCTTAAAGAAGTTCTTGGAAAGTCTTGGAAAACATTTAAATGTTTCAAGACTTCCAGCATTGTCAGAGCACATGAATTATATTTATGTTATCTTGACATATGCGTCTGCCTTGACCCCGAGATTTTGTCTATAGAGTCAAATAGGTCAATAGGAGTCAAAGTCTTCAATACAGCCTGTTTTAGTACAAGCACCGCAACCTCTCTTTATAAGGAGTTTGTGGAAAATGTATTGATTCTTCTTAAGTGTAAAGAAGGAGAAGAAAGATGGACCCGCCAAAATCCTTTTAAAAGGATGATGACTTGGAAAATCTTTCAGGATGCAATTGCATCCGTGCAACTCTCCAAGGGGAAATCCCTTGAGAGGGTTCTCTCCGTTCTTACTACCCGGAACTTTCCAGAACCGGATGGTAAGTCTATACAGAAGAAGAAAGTAGACTTCATAGGGATTATTTCTCAACAACCACCGAAAGGATGGAAGTCTGAGGAATATCGATCTCATTTCCTCGAATCTATAGAGGAGATCGCAAATGAATGCGAATCCACTACAGTTTCCGATTGCCACATTTCTGTGACAGCCGCCGGCTCACTGAAGAAAACAGTGAGGGAGGGAGGAAAGTTCGCAGAGATGATCGAGGAAGTTAAAGGTTTCCTTGCGGAGACCCCTTCCAACGAGGAGCTCTACGAATTTGCAAATCTAAAATGGACTTGCAATACCAATGAACCAAGGTGGAAGACCTTCGGTATTATTGGTGAGATCAATCCCATGTCCGCTATGACTCTCTTTACCGAAGGAGTGGACTTCTTAAACGAAGTTCCAAACCAGTACTTGGGTCCAATTGACTTTTCTGGAGGGTCACTTCCCCCTGGAATTATTCCAGAGGAGGATCTGTTTATAACAGATCTAAGACCTTTCAGAATGGGTCTTGGAGCCCAATTCGGTAATCAGCTTTTACTTTACTGCTGCGTCTTTTATAAAAAAGATGAGCTCCCTATGATTAGGGCCTCCCCTGTGTTAGAGGGAGGAGATAAAGTAAGATGGATAACGATGGCCTCATGGAGAGACCTCGTTATTCAACAAGCTGCAGCAACGATCTTTCGATCGTTGATGGAGAGCCATAAGGAAATGAAACCTATTTTCTCGCGTGCAAATCTTGCTTGGGTTTACCTAAACAAGGCACGTGAGATAGGACCTAGTGACATCTGTTACGTTTCGGACTACAGTTCTGCAACGGACACAGTTGACAGGGAGTTTGCTGAGTTTATCTTAACAAACTTTATCAAGCGGTTCCGCAATAGACTTTCTGATCCTCTCCTCAATTTCTTAGAATTAGGGATTAGGAATGCAGTAAGTCCCAAGGTTGTTATCTTTCCGACAGGAGAGAGAATAACCTCAAGCAGAGGCGTCTTCATGGGTGAACCGATGAGTAAAGTTATTCTTACACTCATCATGTTCACGATAGGAAAGGCCGCAAAATCAATATACAAATTGAGATTCCCAAAGTCAATGGAGAAATTGACATTTTGGGCACCAGGTGATGACCTGGTGGCGACTGGCCCTACCGAATATATTGACATATATTCCGAACTCGCCAAGATCCTTGGTCAGATTCTTAACCACTCAAAGGTGTTTAAGTCACGCACAGTTTTTAAACTGTGTGAGCAATGGTTTTGGGTGCCAGGGCTGAAAAGCTCTGTTGGCACCTGGGCCATCACTACTGATCCAGGGAAGTATAGGGAATCCGCATGGGTAGACACCGTGAAATTAAAACTTCTCGGTGCCATGAGTCTGAGTAATCATAGTCACTTTGAAGAGAGAAACGAGGTTATTGGGAAGGCGAAAGCCTTATCCAAAATTCTTCGTTGGCTCCCTAGTGACACTTACCCTTTAGAGTATAAAAAGCTCTTAAGGACTTGGTTTTTGTGTAGGTTTGAACCTAGATTACCAAGAACAGACTCAAAGACCTTTGCTTTCCTTATGTTACCCGGACACCTAGGAGGTTTTGACCTCCTGCTAGATGACCAGGAGATAAGAGAGGCATACCAAAAAGTGAGTTCCTTCTCTAGAATCTTATTTAACAACTACTATGATGATTTCATAGTTGGAAGTTATCTAAGAAACATGTTGAGAAATAGGTCCTATAGGGGTTTTGCCCTATCGGAAGACTATAATCTCACCGTAGAGAAGCTGGTCAAGTATTATACTGACCTGCTTGAGGAAGCACCTTATGAGGAGTACAAAGACTCCAAGGTGGAGGGTCTCTCATTTAGAGAGACCGACCGTGCCCTTTTTAAGGCAGGCTTCCTCACGGAAAACAGGATACGTGATATAGTATCACGTCCTCTCGCTTTTGGAAGCATATGGGGTAGAACGTTGAAACATTCACCCTATAATACCACTCCTATCTCTGTACGTCTCGCCAAACTCTGGAAGAATCTGACGGGAGATACAGAACGTTGGAAGAATATTTCATTGAAAGGTGAAATATCCGAAGACGATTTTGTAGTCCTGTGTAAAGAGAATAAAGGTCCAGTACTCAAGGTCTACCGTCGAAACGATAGTCTTGAAGATGAAGTCCTCATAGGGCTTCCTTCTATGAAGGTAAGCCTCGGCATATTGCCCCATGATGGATACATCTCTTGGTAGTGGATCACTCTTTAGGCTCTTTACCAGTTGTATTTCTAAATACTTCTGGTTTCTGTGTGGGCTTTCAGTTTAAACTGAAAGCCCACACAGAAACCA